TAGAAATCATTCAGAACCGGAACATGAAGAGCGTGGTTGTGAAATATTTAAACGTATGGTTCCAAAATACAAATTAAATCTCACGAAAAAAGAAGTCAACTTGATTGTTGAAATGATTGTTCCGCCGGAAGAAAAAAAGAAAATTTGGTTATATCAAATTATAGCAAATAAAGAGTGTCAAATCGATGTAGACAAGATTGATTATATTCAAAGGGACTGTTATCACACAGGTTTGAAATTCGGCGGAGAGTGGACGCGTCTTTTGACACAATGTAAGATCATAAATACTGAGTCATATGTAAATGCGCAAATAACATGGCCAAAAAAGTTAGAATATGAAATTTTCCAACTCTTTGCAACAAGATATCGACTACATAAACAAGTATATAACCATCATACTGTAAAGGCATACGAGTACTATATTGTTCATATTTTGAAGGCGGCGAAAAGGAAAAATGCACAATTTCTCGATATGACGGACTCCTTGGTTACTTGCAGACTTCACGATGAATGGCGGGAATTACAAAATAAAATTGCACGAAGAGAAATTCCCAAATTGGTTGGTGAAACAACAATTTCAATCGAAGAGCACAAAGCTAAAGTAGCAGATTATACATTTCCAAGAACAATTCTTAATCTGATTATTGACCATATAAAAATAGGTTTTGCTTCGGGTCACGTAAATCCTCTTGATAAAGTACTACTTTTCAATAAAGCAGGAGAAATTACTGGAATTGATAAATCCGATAGTATTTGCTTGCCCACTAAACATCGAGAAGTAATAGTGAGATGGTATAACACAGTGCCTAGTCAACGCGAAGAAGCTATAAAAGAGTTTAAATTAAGTTTGAAATAAGAAGAATAAACTTGTACTAATTGATAATAAATAAAAAAGTGTAGTTTTTTATTGCATATAAAGTTATTTAAATTCGAATGCTCCGAGGACGCATCACCCCTCTCCGCTGTCCAACGCGCGTCGCCAAGCCGTTGGAAATATCTTGATCGTTTTCGGAATCAGAATCGGTTTCAACATCGGAATCAGAATCGGTTTCAACATCGGAATCAGAATCGGTTTCAACATCGGAATCAGAATCGGTTTCAACATCGGAATCGGAATCAGAATCAAAATCTGATTCATTATCTGAGTGATATGCATAGCCGTGAATTGTTTCAAAATATTCACGTGGCGTCGTGCTATTTTGCCACGGAAACTCAATTTCGTGCCATACATTTGTCAGAAGTTCAAATCGATCAACCTCTTCACAATTGTCGTTGTCAACAATTACAGTTGCCTCAGTTTCATAGCCATCGAGATCGCTTTCTGTATCGCTAGCACTGACCAGTTCAGGCATGGAATCGATTGCAGAGTCCGTTTTGGTCTCATCCCCAGTGAGATCAATGACACCTTGTCCCCCGCCTACAGCGGACACTTCTTCATTTGACCAATCGAATATACGACCGGGTATTTCTTCAGGTTCATAATCCGAATCATAATTACCATAGGTTTCGCCTGCGTAATGCTGATGCAGTTGATTATCACTCGAAATGAAGTCGATGAAACAATACTGAAGAGGGACAGGAGCGATATTGAAGATGCTCGCAAACGTGTCCTCAGTAATATTTCTATCAAATACATCACTGTAAATGATATCAACAATAGTATCAAAATCTGGAGGAGGCGTGGTTTCTCCCTTATCAACGATATTCCAAATATCTAGATACCAGTTTTTGATTGGATCACCTTCATCAGCCCGCCTCTGTTCGTGAGTACGAGAGGATAGGTACTCGATCAAAGTACACCAGATATCACGAGCATCATCAGTACCCACCATCCAGTCAGTATTCTCATTATTAAACCACGCGTCAATCATTTGCGTGTAAAGATATACCATATTTGAGAATTAAGCAATTGAAAATTGTTGAATAAAGCTGTTGTTAATGTTTATAATGTTTATTTGAAAAAAAACTTCAATTTTTTACTATTGGTTTTTTTGACAAGCTTTTTTTTAAAATCTTATATAAATGACTGATAAAGAGATACGTATAGCATGGTATGATAGAACCGCAAGCAAATATGATTACGGGGCATGGAAAGAATTCAAATTTTTAAAAACAATGAATGCGTGGATTAATGATCAAAATAAAAAAATACCGCAAACAAAATATTGGGTAGAATATAGAAATAATGATAAAGCAAAATATGCAAGAAATATTGAAGAAGTGGAATGTATCAAAATAGAAACAGAAACATCAGAGTATACAGATTATCTTATGATAGAATAATTTTCTTTTTAATTTATAAGTAGAATGGATGAACAGGTTTTAATGAGACAACAACAAGAGTCTAATATTAATGTTATGGGAGAAGAAGATTATATGAGTGGTCCATGGTCGGTACTAACAAGTATATCAGGGTATGTAGAAGATGGTCCAGGTGAAAAACCTCCTATTTACAAAAGAATATTATCAAATATACTACCTTTGTTTAAAGCTCTAGTAATTATTTCATTATTTTTAGTAAATGGCATTGGATTCTCTCCATTAGGATGTAAAACACAGTATTTATTTTCTCCAAAATTTTGGTTTAATAAACAATTTGTAATATTTTTCATTATTTATTTTATAATTAATTTAGGTGGATATACAGTTTCAGTATTATCAGATCCTAATAGACAATTAGTTTTATCAATATTATGCCTAATCTTCTATAATATAATTGCTCGATTGGGTGAAGTCTGGTTTGATAAAAATCCAGTGTATTGGCCAGGACCATTAACTTATTTTGGTCTTATTGTATGGCCATTAATATTATTATTCGTAGCAGATGATATGCGAAGATATTTAATGGCATCACACGCAATAACTGCAAATAAAAATGAAATAGATTCTATCAAATGGCTTGAAATAGGATTAATTGGAGTAATATCAATAATGATGGTGGTAGGATTATATAAGGCTATAATTCAATCAAAAAAAGCGTATGGTAAAAATTTTGAATTTATATCATTTTTATTTGGAGCTCCAATGATATTAAAAGGGTCTAAAACAAGAAAGGCTGAGCATTGTACGTCTGGTCTTTTTGCAAAATATGATAAAATTACAAATGCGGAAACTACATCTGGTGCAAAAGGCTTTAGTGGGTTATTGATATTTTGGATAGGAATTTCAGCTTTTATTGCTTTGGGTACGTTATCTTTTAAAAGTAAAAAAATAAAAAAAAAGCTAAGAAGAAAAGCAAGAGTCATGGAAAATAAAGAGACAGATAAAAATCTTGGAAAAGTAAGAGAACTTAAATAGAGTATATAAGTAGAGATCAATAATTAATCTATTTATATATTAACTAAGAAAATGGATAATGAATCAGACCTACGATTATGTCAAGGAATGAAATGTCAGTGGGGATATTCACCAAATAAAGATCCCAATGGCGATGGAGTAATTACTGCCAAAGAAGAAGGTTATATTTATACATATAAAGGAGAACATGGAAATCTATCATTTATACCTCTATTCCAATCAAGTTTACACATATTTAAAACAGCGGTTATTTTGATATGTATCACTTTGGGGGTATTAAATATTTATGATATTTTTGGATGTAAATCAAGATATTTACAAAGCACAGAGTCTTATCAAACACAAGTGGTTATATTTTTTGTATTTTTGATAAATATTTTTATCGTTTCTGCTGAAAATTATAGATCGACAACAAGAGTAGTCCCTACTGTATTAAGCATGGTAATGGCTGGAATTGCCGTACTTTTATTTAATATTATAGCAAAATCAGGGGACATGTGGGCTTTTTTCAGTGTACCTTTTTGGCCAACGCCAATGACATGGTGGGGATTAATAATGAATATAATGATGTTCGTGGTGGTATTGGATATCAACAAACAATATTGGATAGCAAAAGGGAAAAATACATTTGGTTCAAAAGAAAAAGATAATGCCAATTGGTATGGTAATTTTGAATCAGTTGTAATTATCGGCTTATTAATAGCAATTGTTACAGGATTTGTAAAACAAATATATACTCAAAAAAAAGCATTAAAAAATAATTTTAGTTTTATACGATTCTTTTTTGGCACGGGCATAGAAGATAAAGAATTAAGAAAAAAATCTTTTCACGAAACGGCAGGTCATTGTAAAAAAAAAGCCTTTGAAAAATATGATAAAGAAGTAAAAAATGGTATCAAAAATTCATTGTGGACAAAGATCAAAAAATATATGAAAAATTGAATACTTTTAATTTTAAACTATTAAAAGCATTCAAATGCTTATTACCATCGCACCACCCATAAAACAAATGCAACACGTTAACAATATGACTCTAGCAGAGCTTCAGGGTAAGTCTGATGCACCAACCCTGATCCTTTTAGGATTAATACTCATAGCATCGTATTTAGTATCTCTGTTTGAAGATGGCTTTGATCAATAATATTTTGCATATATCTATTCCTCATGTTTTTAGCAACCAATAAAAAACTATCTCCATATTCAGCAGTTTGAGTTTCAGCTTCAATCTTAAAAGGAACATATTCAATAACTAAAATTCGCTCATCGGGCTTTTTTTTTGCATGATAAAGCATATAAACAAATTTGCACATTCTGAATGGTTTCATAGCACTCGTAAAAATCATTTTCGGCCCGGGATATACGAATAATTTCGGTAAACTTTTAAGAGCGTGGTTATAGTTTTTTCTTTCTTGATACGGAAGCTCGTGGGGATAGTACAAAAAATTCACAATAATTAAATATATTTCTGATGGCAAATATTTATAATGATCGATACAAAGATTTGCAGTTAACATATATACATTATTATTCATAATATTTATTATTTATTATTACTTATTCGATATCATTCCCAGAGGTATCCTGAATACTATTCCCAGATGTATCTTGAATATCAAGTACCACATTATTTACGGGTTCTTCTGTAGTAGCATCATCGATAACTATTGAAATATCCGGGGATGTATTTATCTCTTCTTTTACAGTACTTAGTACATCGATTGTTACAGCATTAATATCTTCTACGGAAGTTTTTAATTTACTAGAAGATGTATTTATAGGAGATTTTTCATCGCCACTTTGGTCTGAACTGGTAGGAGTTAAAATATCATTGTTTTTATCAGCATTTTGTAGTTTTGAAATCAGTTTTTTCATACTATTTTCAACAGAACCAATGCCTACGCTTTCTTTTTTCCTTTTTTTTGTTAATTCAACTTGTTTTTGATTCATTTCTTGTTGTAATTTTTGTTCTCTCATGATCTCAGATAAAATAGAATTACGTCTTTGTTGCTCACCTTCAAGTAATTGTTTCCGTATTTTTTCTTCTTGTTTTATTTCTTCTAATCTTTCTTTTTCTTTTTGCTTTTTATCATCCCGATAGACTTCAACAGAGGTAATATTAAGAATTTCAGGTTTCATAAATTCAGTGTCTTCAAAGCGTTTTCCAAATTGTCTGATAATTTCCAAAGGAATATTGGGAGTTTGTTCAATTAAACGATCAAGTTCATTTCGACAACTGTTGACAAATTCTGTACCACCCATAGTCCTTTCATCTCTAGGTAAAGAAAGCTCAACCGATATATTTCTACTAAACTTAGAATACGCAATAGCGGCAGCTCGGTGTCCTTCCAAAAGTTCTGAAACGCGCAAAAATTGAGCAACGGTAGTCAATAAACCGGCTGACAAATTTAAAAATCCTATGCCTAAAGGTACATATGGTTGCCAAGAAACAGGAAATGTTCCTTGTGCAAAATTAGCCGTACCTGTAATTGTACTTATCACGATTACTGGCAAAGCAAATCGAAAGTTTTGTGTATTATATTTAGTATATGATCTATCGTGCATGAATCGATATGAACTACCTATTTCACTCCATTTTTTTAAAATAGTTTCTTGTTGTTTGTGCCATATCTTTTCATCTTCATCGAGCTCAGTGCTTTTGCGACTTACCATTACAGTTTTTTCCATAGTTTATATTATAATTTGAAAATTATTTTTTATAAACTATTACTTATCATCCAACAAAACATAGTCTTCATTATAAACACATCGTTTAAACCAATCCAAACAAGTAGATGATTTATTTACATTTATTAAACAATTTTTTTGTTGACACATAATACATTTTTTTCTGCAACCACTTTTCTTTTGCCATTTTTTATAACATTCTGTATGAACGCGCATTTCGCAAATTTTACATGCTGTATATTTACTATCTTCAAATATATTTTCAAAACAAATCAAACATTCCATATTACATATATGAAAGAGTAAAATATTAAGCTTTAAAAATAAAAAGATTTAATGCGAAAACATACTTAAAATTATAGTGTGTTATTTATTTGGGTGAGTGTAAATAGCAAGGTCACAGCATTGCAGAAAAGTTGCAGAAAATTGAACCTATCAGTAGACTACTAAAAGGATGTAGCACGCGAGCAAGGCGTGAATGATTTCACACAGCACTATTTTATAGTTTAAAGAAATCAGCAACCGCTCCTTTAGCTCAGATTGGCAGAGCATCGGTCTTATGAGCCGAAGGTCACGGGTTCAAGCCCCGTAGGGAGCAATTAAAAAATTCCCAAATGGATTCATACAGCTATAAAACCAAAAAGAACTTTTATCTTAATAATGAATTCAGCAGAGTGACTCGCAGCAAGGTCCCCTAGTCTGGTCGATGGGGCCGGCCTTAAGAGCCGGTGGACGAAAGTCCCACACGGGTTCAAATCCCGTTCTTGCTATGAAGTTGGTGGACTTATCAAAACCACACAGACAAGATATAGGCGATTTAAAAGGTAGCCAAGATAAGATGTCAGGGAGCACGGATACACCATTTGTCAACACACAGCTATTCACTATAACATTAAGACTCAAAATCTTCTGGCTGAAAGGCGTCGCAGGTTCGAATCCTGCCTAGGGTGTATGCCTTAGTATGCAAGTGGTCTAAGCAGGTTCGTTTAAATGTTGACAGCAACAAATCCTGAATGTAGTCGGTACTACCGCTTTGTCGGAACCCAGTTCGAATCTGGGCAGGATTACGGGGAGCACGGATACGGGGAGCACGGATACGGGGAGCACGGAAATTGTTAGTTAAACTGACCTGGTGCTAACGCATTGACGATAGGTAACGGGCGTAGGGAGGGACTGGGACCCCTCATAAGGGACCTGGGCCCCGTAAGACGTAGAATAACGGAGGGGATTGGGTGGACTAACAATTGGGGAGCACGGTATGGCGTCATGGTCTAATTGGTTAGGACGCGCGCCTTTGAAGCGTGCAATTCGGGTTCGATCCCCGATGATGCCTTTAAATTTTTTTGAAGCCTCTATAGCACAGTGGTAGTGCGTCTGACTTGTAATCAGAAGGTCTCGAGTTCAATCCTCGATGGAGGCTTGGCTGTGATGTCCGAGCGGTTAAGGAGTTTGACTTGAAATCAAATGGGCTATGCCCGCGCAGGTTCAAATCCTGCTCACAGCGTTTATCTTATCTTGTCCGAGTTGGTTAAGGAGCCAGACTGCTAATCTGGTGGGCATTGCCCGCACAAGTTCGAATCTTGTAGATAACGATTAATGGGGAATTAGCTCAAATGGTAGAGCGCTCGCTTTGCATGCGAGAGGTAGAGGGATCGATGCCCTCATTCTCCAGCTGTGGTTACTAACAGCAATTTAGTATTGATAGCTTAGTGGTTAAGCGTGGGACTTAAGCTCCCTCTACGTAGGTTCAATTCCTACTCGATTCTTTAATAGTAACCAGTAATGAGGGCGCTTGGTCTAGGGGCATGATTCTCCCTTTGGGTGGGAGAGGTCGGGGGTTCGATTCCCTCAGCGCCCCCATGGTTTTAATAAACCAGCATTCACCCGCGTGGCCCAATGGATAAGGCATCACGCTTCTAACGTGAGGATTGCGAGTTCGAGTCTCGTCGCGGGTATTTTATAATCTATGCTTTTTATATATATGAGAAAGCATGGAAAAAGAAGTCATAAAAGAACATTAAGAAAGGAACAGAAAAAAATATATAAATCTAGGAAAAGACTAATAACACAAAGATGTAAATTTCGATCAGAAAAAATTAGATACAATAAAGATATCAAAAATAAAAAAAAACTTTTGAAATTAAATAAACGTATTTGCAAATTGAAAAGAACAATTCGAAAACTTAAACACCAATACTATAAACTAAAATTAAATAGCACCATCAGTTACAGATAAAAAAGAACTAAAAAATACGCACTAACTCGAAATTGAAATTAGTGCGCACTAGAGTGGATATTTAATCTGACTATTTAGTATAATGAGTGGATATGTTCCAAGAAAGGTAAGTAACGCAAGAATGAGAACGAAAACAAATCAAACAGGACTTAAAATGCAAGGATCTGCTAGCATGTTGGGTAGGAGAGGATACATACAACGATATGTTAATCGCCGTGTACAGACTGGATTTGGTGTGGATGGATATCCAAACGGATACAGGTGTATAAATGGGGTAGATCCTCAAACAGCAAGTTTAAAAGCTCTTGAATGTAATTGCTACTATGCGCGTGATGTTAGAATTAATCAAGTCGTTTTAGCACCTGCACCAAAAAATCAAAGTTTAGCAGGTGGAGTAGGTAGAATTAATGCACCGAGATTTAGTTGCGGTGATTCCTGCGCAGCTTTAAATACACCCGGGGATGCAAACCATCATCCTCATTTCCATCCACCAATAATTCCACATATTAAGCCTGAACCAATACCAGGTAAAGTACCTCCTTTTTCTGTAACAATGCAACATTATGGAATTGCAAGTAAAGAATTTGGTGGACCTAGCATTCCTTTTGCTATTCCACAACTTATTGGTGCAGGGACGAACCCCAGCGATTGGGCAACATGGACTAGTGATTTTAATCAATATGCAACATCTTATTTAAATTTTATTCACAAACTTACAAATACCAAACCTGGTAACGACAAAGATGCTGAAAAGCCTATATATGTAGACAGAGTTATGTTTAATATAAATGGAAATCCAGGCCCAGGGAAGCAAGGCGATCCTACTAGCATAGTGAAAGCTACCCCCTACTCTTTATTAATTAACCCAACTTCAGGCGGTTTAATGGACGGTTCAAGTTCAGGTATATATGATTACCCAATGATTTATAAGCATTTTGTCAAACCCTTTATAAAAAA